TTTACATTTATGTAAAAATATATTTTATCATCTTCGAATATTTTCAATATTATTATGAAAAGTTTCATGAAACCATAAATATGTTTTTATTAAACCTTTTTTTAAACTTGTAAATTTAAATCCAGGAATTATATTTGGTATTATATTTTTTAATCTACTATTATCAACTGTTTTTTTCATACAACCATCTGATAAATTTGTATCCCATATTATTTTAGTTTTATCAATATTCATAGAATCACATAATTGAAAAATAACTTCTTTAATAGTATATTCTTCATCATTACAGACTATAATATTTTGATTATATTTCCATGTATTTACATTTTTTAATTTTAATAAAATTTCACAAATAATAAAAGCAAAATCCGGACCATATAAAAATTGCCTATAAGGTTTTCCTGTTCCATAAGCTAAAAAATCATCGTTTAGTAATTTACTTTTATAAAAACGATGTAATACAGAAGGAATAAAATGTCCATCATTTAAATTAAAATTATCATAAGGTCCATATAAATTAACAGGAATTAAACAAATATATTCAGTATTGTATGTTTTATTATAATGCCTACATTGCATTTCCATCATTCTTTTAGCATAAGCATATCCTTCATTAGATGGATGAGGAGGGCCTTCATGAATCATATTTTCGTCCATTGGAAATTTACTAGGTTCAGGAGTATAAATACATGATGATAAAACGAAAATACCACGATTAATTTTATTTAGATGAGATGCTTTTAAAACATTCATATTTATTTTCATATTATTTTCAAACATTTCAACATTTTTTTCTAAGTTTTTAAATAATCCACCAACATCTGCCGCCAAATGTATTATATAATCAAATCGATTATTTTGAAAATATTCCAATACATCTTTTTCTTTTGTAAGATCAACTATTTTTCTAGTTAAAAAAGTAAATTTACATGTAGGATATATATTAATAATATCTTTAATACAACAACCTATCATACCTCTACCACCAGTAACAACAATTTTCATTAATATATTTAAAGAAAACGTTTTAAATAATTTTACACTAATAATATATGTATAATTATTTAATATTATCATATTATTTTGTAGCGTGTTTTTTAATAAACAGTTTTTATGAACATTTTCAAAAAAATTTGAGTGTATTATATCCAAAATTTAATAAGTATGATGATAGACGTCAAAAATATATAATTAAAAATATAATTAAATCAAATGCTTTATATGTAATATCTTTATTATCATTTCCAATGACTATAGCATATCAATATTCTCTTCCAGAAGTAAATACTCTGATTCAATTCGTTGGAATGTTTTATGTAGCAAATGATTCTGTAGGCTTATTTAAAGTTGAAAATTTAGGTCCAGCTACAACGCTTCATCATACAATTAGCACTTCATTGGGTTTATTAACACCTGTTATAAATTTTTACGATCCTCTACCTCGAATGTTATTAATTTACGCATTAGCTGCGTGTTATTCATATAATGTTAATTATTATTTGGGCATACGTTTTTTAAAAGAAAGAGAAGAAACAAAAAATTTAAAAAATCAAGCATTTATGATATATTTTTTACTATGTTTGTGTAATTTTGGATATCACGGTTATTGGTTATATAATAATTTAAACAATTTAACAAATCATAATATAATCTATTATACTGTTATTACACCATTAATATACGATGATTTAAAATTATTGAAGTTTTTATATAATTAATTTCCCCAATTATCAACCATTTGTCTTTTATAAATATTATTATCAAATATAAACCATTTTTTTTTCTTATAATCCCATTTTGCTCCTAACTTTTTAGCATCATCTTTATCATTAAAAGGAACATTTAAATAAATTTTAGTATTATAAGGACATGAAGTGATTCCTATTGCTTTATTAGCCAATTTATCAGCACCTTCATTTCCCAAAGAGTGCTCGTCTTGTTTTCCTGTATGAGCTTTTATATGAACAAATTTTATAAAAGGTTTATTTTTAAATGAATAATAAGCTTTTTTTACTAGATCTACATTTGGAATTGGTTTCTTTTTTATCCAGCATCTTTTTTCACATTTTTCACCATATGTTGTACAACATCGTATAGCATATACTGAATCAGAATATATTGTAATTGGTCTTTCTTTTTCAATTTCATCACTTAATATTTCATATGCTTTAATAGTAGCTGTTAATTCAGCTACTTGATTTGTTTGTCTTCCTTCGATAGGAGCACAAGCATTTAATTCAGAATTTTCACTGAAATAAACACCCCAACCCGCTTTTGCATTTTTCTTACCATTATTTATACAGGCACCATCAGTATAAACATTTATATTAGGTAAAACATTTTCTTTTTTTACAGGTTTGGACTTAGAGTTTTTAACTGAGAAAAAGGCACTAACATCTTTTTGCATATAATATTAAATAAAAAATTAATATTATATTTTAATTCAATTTAATAATTTAATAATTTAATAATTTAATAATTTTTAAAGAAAGAATCCATTTAAACTTTGTATTTCATCATCTAAATTCATAATATTATCTATAACAATATCTGCTCCTGCCTTTTTTAATTCTCTTTTCGTATGATCTCCAGATAACACACCAATCACTAATCCACAACCAGCATTTTTACCTTCTTTCATATCATTTATAGTATCTCCTATTTTTGCGACATTGGCAACATTTTCAACTTCAGAATTTTCCATTAAACGATGTATCATAAAAGGATAAGGTCTTCCATATTTCAACTTTTCACTAGATATAGAGTCTTCAATATATAAATCTAAATCAAATTTATCAATGAGTTTTTTTTGAAAATCTTCTGGATATCCTGTATTCAAAGCTATTTTTATATTATGTAATCTTAATTTTTCGAAAAATAGTGGTAAATTTTGGTCAATTAGTTTAATTCCATTATTTTCAAAATATTCTTTGTCTAATTCTTTCATTAATAATTGTTTTGCTATATTTGTTTTTATTTTATAGTGATCTTCTAATTCAAATCGACTAATATGATTTTCCAATACTTTAAATTTATCTTTTCCTTGCCAATTTTTTTTATCTTGTTTTGTTACGGGATAATTCATATTGGTTAATGTATTAAAAAGTGTTTTATATATTGTTCCATTTTCTTTAAGTACGGTTCCCGCCATATCACAAACTAACATGGTAATATTATTATTGAATAATATGCTCATTATGCTACACTATAAAATATATTTAATGTATTTAAATATCTTTTCGATTTTAATTTAATCTACTTTATCTATCTTATTTTTTCGTTGTTCTAGATATTTATTTTCTTCTACCCAACCGTCTTTTGTTTGAAACCCCCATTGTCTATATCTTTTTCCAGGTATAAACAAAGTCCATGTTGTTGCGCCTAGAGATTTTGCTGGATCTAATTCCAATCTATGAAAATCTGTAGCTTTTTTACGTATAACAGATCCGGGTCCATACCATGTTTTACCTTCTGGAGTATGTTCCCAATATCCACCGGATAATATAAGAGTGGTGAAATTCCATGGATGGTCGTGAAGTTCTTCGTCATCGGATTTCAAAAATTTATGAAGAAATATATTGAAGGGAAAAGTTTGTCTATCTTTTAAAAATAAATAATAGCGTTCAAGGTAATCATCGTCATCAATACGATCTTTTATAATGCGTTTTCTACCAAAACTATCCAAAGTCTCTGTAAATAATTTAAAACCATAAAAGGCTGCATTGTAAAAGAATAATACAATTGCCGAATAATCAAATAAATTCATATTTATAAATATAATTTTTAGTTTTAAGTTGGTTTTATAAATATGAATGGGGAGAGAAAATTTACCATTTATTTTTTTTAACATTAATAGTAGGACCACGTTTTTTAAATGCATTAGGATCATAATCATCTTCTTCATCATCCGACCCCAAGTTTTTAGATATTTCCCAAAATTCTTTGGATCCCAATTTAAATTCACCATGAGCCGCGGCTTTATACCAAAATATTTGGTCTTCTAATTTATTGGATTTGGCATTATTAGATATAACCAAACATTCATAATTTTCAGTGCATTGGTCCATTACCTGACAAAAACTTTCAAAGGTAGTAAACATACCAGCATAATTTTCATAGATTCGTTTTCTATTTGTCAAATATGGTTCGCGTAAAATAAACGTATAATCTATATTCGTTCTTAAATTTGGCGGAACACCTAATGGATATTGCATTGTAATAACAAGCATGATTTTCCAATGTCTCCCATTCATAAATAATAAACGCATTAATTTTTCTCTAGCCCAACTATTATCATACAAACAATCATCTAAAATTACAAAGGCTCTAGGATCTATACTGCTTTTACCATAAGCATCAACTTCTTTTTTCATTTGTTTTAAAACAATTTTTTGACGTTTTAAAATATTCTCTATAATGGCGCTATTGTATTCATCATGTATAAATAATTTTGGAACAATTTTACCGTAAAAGCCGTTGCCTGATTCAGTTCCTGAAATGACTGTTCCAATAGGAATATCTTGATGATAATATAATAAATCTCTAACTAAAAAACTTTTACCTGTATCACGACGCCCAATTAACACAATTACCGGTCCTTGATTTTCATTTGGTTTGAAAGTAATATTTTTCATGTTAAATTT